AGTTGTAAAGGAAGAAGTTGTAAAGGAAGAAGTTGTAAAGGAAGAAGTTGTAAAGGAAGAAGTTGTAAAGGAAGAAGTTGTAAAGGAAGAACCTAAAGTTACAGAAGAACCTAAGACTGAAGAAGTTGTAAAAGAAGAAGACAAGAAAGCACCTTTTGATTCAATTAAATTACACACACATTAAAAATGACACAAGACATATTTACAGCAGCAGATTTTGATCATGTTCTTAATAACTACGCAGGTAGAATTATAACACACACTCCCGCAGTAAGAACAGTATCAAACATAACTGGTGAAGCTAAAATTGCTGATGGAACAGCTGTAACAATTAAGGCATATTTTATGAGAACAAGCCAAAAATGGGATTATGATAAAATGGGATTTATGCAACAAGGAGATGCTGTAATGTTAGCAAAATATGCTGATGGTGTTGTAAAGAATGATAAAATAACAGTGGAGGGAAAAAATTTTCGAGTTAAGGAAGCATATTCAATTCCCGGGACGTTTGATTCTACGGGTACTGGAACATCATTTACTTATACTACGGCAAATCTATTTTTAGAAGAATGACTTATACTGAAGAGCAATTAAATAAATTTTTTTGGGGAGTAGCTATTGAACTGCAAGAAGCTATTAAAGATAAACTTGCAAAATTAGGAATTAAATTTACTGGATCTGGTATGAGTAGTGTTAGAGTAATTGTTGATGGAAATAAATTAGTTATTACAATGAATCATTATCTTGAGTATATAGAATATGGTTTGCCGAATCCAACTTCTCCAGAAGAATTAAGAGATTGGGTTGAAGCAAAAATATTAGAAAATTATAAAGGTAAAAATAAGGAAAGAGCAACTGAAGTTATTTCTAAAAACATTGCAAAGCATATAACATTATTTGGTCCAAGACCAAATCCCTTTCTTCGTCCTACACTTCATACTGAACTTCCAAAGATAATAAAAAGAAATAAAAGATTGATGGTTTTATAAATAATAATTTTATTTTATTTATGTGTCTTATGAAACTCAAGAGAGTTAGGACGACAAATAATCATGGCAAAAACATCAATAATGGATATAAAGCAAGAGCTTATAGTTTTCTTACGTAATCAAGATCTTATTTCTATTAGTGACCGAGGTGTTACAACATCACAAGATACTGGAACTTTTGCTTCAGCAAGCACACATACATTAGCAACTAATCCAACGTTAGTAAAAAATGTTAGAGATATTACAATTGCTACAACTGCATTAACTTTTGGAACTGATTATACAGTTAATTATTCAACTGGAGTTATAACATTTATTGCAGCACAAACTGGAGCATATACAATTAATTATGACCAGGGAAGTACAGATAGACTATTTCCAGATTTTCCACAACCATATTTAAACATATCAGACTTTCCAAGAATTTCTGTAGATATTATATCAGGAGCAACATCTGAATTTGGAATTGGTGCAACTCCGACACAATCAGAATATATCATTACAATTGTTTGTTATGACGCAAAACAAACAAATGTTGAAAATATGATTGCAGCAGTAAGATCAGATATATTAGATAATAAAAAGAACTTTTTTTATATTCCATTTTTAACAGTAACTACAATGGGACCATTATTAATAACACCATTTGGAAAAAACAAAATATTACAAAGAAATCAAGACATAATGGCGAGGTTTATATTTGAATCATGAGAACACATAAAAAAATAAATAAGAAAATACCTGGATATGTAGACAAGGTTTTATCTAAAGAAGATAAAATCAAATTGAAAAGATTAGCATGGTTAAAAATAAAAAAATTAGAAGGAGGTAAAAAACAAGATGAATAATTTTATCTCGGGAGCAAACACTTATGCTTTATATGCTTATGAACAAGTTGCACAATGGGACGGTGTTCCAACAGCACATTCTGCCTCAACTGAAACTTATGTTCCTTTTGGACAAGGAGTAGATATTTCAGTAGCAAGAAATAATAATGCAGAAAGAATTGTTGGAGTTGGTGCAAGAAATGCAACAGCTACAATTAACAAACAATATTCAGGAACTGCTACAATTAATGGAGCTTTAACAAATGCTTATTGGTTATTAGGAGTTTTAGGAGCTAATACAGATGGAGGAGCAGCAGATGCTTACACACATACTTATACAGAAGCAAACAGATTACCAAGTTTTACATTAAACAATGGTTTTAATGTTGGAACAACAGATGTTGCATCAGTTTTATTAGGTTGTAGAATAAATACTTTTACTATGACAGCAGCAGTTAATGAAGCTTTAAAGTTTAGTATTGAAGCACCTTATAGGTATGAAACAGTTGGAGAAACGTTAATTTCAGATGTACCAGATGTTGAACCGGTTTTTACTTTTGCACACGGGTCTATTGAATTACCAAATGGAACAGTTATTGCAGCAGTTCAATCATTTGAATTGACAATAAATAACAATTTAGAATCAGTTTATGAAGTTGGAAGTAGATTTATGGTAGACCAAATTGCTAAAAATAGAGAATACAATTTCAATATTACAGCAGCATTCAAAGACTACACAGCATTAATGACTAGATTTTTTAATGGAACAAATTCTGCAACAGCACCAGATGCAGGAAGTGGAACAGAGATTGCAACATTAGAATTAACTTTTACAAATGATGATGGTGATATTTTAGATTTCAATTTTACAGGAATACATTTGAATGAGGAAACACTTCCGTCAAATGTAAATGAAGTTGTAAAAGAAAATGTAACTGGTTGGGCTCGAGGATGTACAAATGTTATTTATACAAATGACATTGAAACAGCACCTGCCGAACAAGCAGCATAAAATCCTTAATTTATTTTTTAAATTTTTTAGGTTGACAGTTGGAAAGACAATAATAATTAAACAAACAGGAGGATAAAAAATGAACATTGAAAAACGGGAAATAGATGGAAAGACAAGAACAGTTGGAACTATAGAAATAGATTGGAATGATAAAAAAGAAAATGTAGAACTGATTGCTTTAAGTTTTGGTGAAGATTTAAGAATTAGAAATAAATGTACAAAGGTTAAAATGGCTACTGGTACACCAGATGTACTAATAGACCAAGAAAAAATGACATTGATGAATTTGAAAAAATCTATAATTAAAGCTCCATTTGAAATAACAGAAGATAATATATTTGATTTAGAAAAAAGAATTGCATCAGATATTTTAACAGGATTTAATGAACTTAATACCCCACAAGAAAAAAAAAATTTGAATTAAAATATTCATTATTTAATGGAACTTCAAAACAAGAATATCAAGATGATATAATTTATTTTTTAATGTTGAAGTTTTTTAAACTTAATCCAAACGAAGTTGATAAAATGGAAAGAGAAAGAATATATAAATTATTGTGGTTAGAAGAAAAATGGAAAGAACAGGAAGCGAGTGAACAGAAAAAAGCAATGAAAACAAAAAATGGCAAACGAATTTAAAATCGAAATACCAATTGAAACAAAAGGGAAAACTTCTAGTGGAAACTCTAGTGGAGGTTCTAATTATGAAAAACAATTGTTAAATCAACAAAAAAATTCTACTGGAATGCTAGGTGGAATTTTAAAAGCTACAGCAATTGTTGCAGCTATTTGGGTGGCATTATCTCCCATACTCACTCCCTTATTGAAATTGTTATCATTATTAGCACTAATTGTATTTTTACCATTATTACCATATATGAAAGAAATTGCTAAAAAAATTGGTGATACTATAAAAGCAGTTAAAGATGGACAAGAAAATGGTGATAGTCCTATGAGTAGTTTTACTGGTGGATTAGGTGCATTGTTTGGAGATGTTACCTTTGTGGGAACAGCTATTGGAGTTGCATTTGGTATAGCAGCACTTGCTGCTTTAAGTGGTCCAGCAATTTTAGGAGCATTATCAATAGCATTAGGAACAGCAATAATTTTTAATTCTATAGGTAAAGGCGAATTAGAAAATAAATTAGGAGCCGCTGGTATAATTGGGTTAGCCGCAGGAATTGCTGCAGGAATAGCAACTGGTAGTCCAATTGTTGGAACATTGTTTGGAGCAGTTACATTTGGTTTAGCTATGTC